CACCGATTTCAGCAATTGCCACAGGTAGGGTAGTTTATGCTATAGAATCAGCAAGAGGTAAAGCAAATCAATTTCTTTATGTTAGTAATGAAAATGACTTAACAAATGCAATTGGCAATCCAACCACAGCAAGGGAAAGTGCCGATTATTATATGTGTAAAGAATTATTAAGATATGGTAATGATTTAGTTTTAAGACGTGCATTACATTTAGATGATGGTATAGTAGATGCTGGACAAACTGGTGTGGATTATGCCCGATTTGCAAGAATTGGAGTTAATGATTCAAATGTTACTTATACACCTACAACACATTATTTCGTAAGTACAGATAATCAAGCGGTAGACTCTAGTGGATTAGTAGAATTTTTTACCGACAATGCTTATACTAATACTAGTGCCGAAATTAAAGTGGCTATGTGTACTCCAACAGATTTCAGTACGCAAACTATTGATGGTACTGGTACAAGCACATTTGAAGATATATTTGAATATGCACCATTAGCAGCTAACGAAGAATTAGCATTAGTCGTAATGATTGATGGACTTGTGGCCGAAAAATGGATTGTGTCTTTAACTGATGGTAAATTATCCGACCTTGGTGAAAACATTTATATCACAGATTGGCTAGATGCTAAATCTGAATATATAACTGCCCTGGCAGGTACAGGAGCGTGGGGTACTATTACTTCATTCGATGCTATTGAACTTACTGATGGTAATTCTGGTAATGATGCTTTTGATACTGCTGGAAATAGAAAAACAGCTATTGAAACAGCTTATTCTTATTACTCTGATAAAACTATTATTCCTTTTGATTATATAATCGATGGAAATAATAATAAATCAAGTGCCGATAGTAGAAATTATATTATCGCATTAGCCGCCGCTAGAAAAGATTGTATGGCCTTTGTAGGTTCAAGAGTTTCAGATATTGCCAATGTTGCGAGTGCAGCAACCATTACTACTAACCTTGTTACAGACCAAACTACAAATGTTAATTCAGTATCTTCTTATTGTGCATATTTCGGAAATATTAAACGAGTGTACGATGACATTAGAAAGAAAAATATTTGGATTCCTATAACTGGCGATGCAGCAGGTGTTAAAGTTAGAACAAACACTGAAAAAGAACTTTGGTTTGCTATGGCAGGTTATAACAATGGACAAATCCTAAACGCTGGCTTGGGTCTAGGGTGGTCACCAACACAAACACAACAAGATACATTATACTCTAATAGAATCAACCCTGTATTTACTAAAACAGGAAAAGGTACTGTTATATTCGGACAGAAAACACTACTTAATAAAAATAGTGGTTTCAATAGAATTAATGTGCGAGATTTGTTTATCCATATTGAAGATAATATTGGATCAGCCGCAGAGGATTTCTTGTTTGAAGTAAATGATGAAGTTACACGAGGACAATTCATTAACGCAGTAGACCCATTCTTGAAGGATATTCAAGACAGACGAGGTATTGAAGATTATCAAATTATTTGTGATACTACAAATAATACTGCTGCCGTCATAGATTCGAACGAGTTCAGGGCAAGTATTTTGGTGAAGCCAGCAAAGATTGCTGAATACTTTACTATAAAATTCTTCTCCGTCCCTCAAGGAACTTCGTTTTCAGAAAGTATTGCCGCAGGATAAAAAATAGTTAAGAAATATAAATAACAATGGTGTAAGTGAGGACAACGATGTAAGCTATCGTTTCTGAAAACCTTGTTTGAAGTAAGATTACTTACTTGCACCATTACTAACAAGGAGTAAATGATGATTAAAGAAGACTTAACAAAGTTTAAATCAAGATTAAACAATCCAGAACAAGCAACACCTAAACAATTAAAATATGTAAGAAAGTATAAAGAAATTTATATTAACCTTATACATAAATACGCTCAAATAATATGCGATGTCTGTGGTAAAAAATGGAGTGGAAAACTTGCTGTCCATTTTGATAAAGATAAACATTATTGTTCTAGTTGTAATTTTAAAGGAGAAAGAAACATGTTTTATGGTAAACATCACACCAAAGAAACCATTAGTCGAGCAAACAAAAAAAGAATAGGAAAATATTTTAAAGAAAGATTAATTGTTCCTCCAAAAGAAATTCTTATAGAACTCTACCATACCAAAGGACAATCTATGGCAACGATCGGAGAAAAATATAATGTAAGTGGTAGAACCATTAGTAAATGGTTAAAACAATATGATATAAATGTCCGAAAACATGTTTTTATGAAACATACTAAAGGGATATGTAATGAATCATATTTGGAAAAAACCGTAAGATTGGAATTGACTAAAAACAATATAGTATTTGAAGTACAGAAAAAATTCCCCACTTGTAAAAGAGTGTTTCAATTATTGTTTGATTTTTATTTACCTGACCATAAAATGTGTATTGAAATAGATGGAGGACAACATTATAAAATAAAGAAGAATTTTGGGGGATTACAAGGATATTTAAAAATAAGACATAGGGATATGATTAAGGATAATTGGTGTAGAAAAAACGGTATTACATTAATTAGGCTGACAAGTAAAGATTTAAAACCAAAAAATAGCATTATTAAAAAATTCATAAAATATAGATTACTATTATCTACTTTACTAAACAGGAGTAAATTATGATTGAAAATCTTAAACAATTCAAATTAAAAAATCCAGAAAATACAAGTCCAAAATATTTAAGAAAAGTTGATGACTTTTATATAAATGTTGGATTTAAGAAAATAACAATTATATGTGATATATGTGGACATAAATGGAGTGGTAGTTTACAAAAACAATTTGATAAATCTATACATCTTTGTAAAACGTGTAAACCAAAACGTGATAGAAACATACTAGAAAATAGTACAGTAACAAATGGAGCGGGTGTATATATTTTTGAAAATTTAGTCACAAAAAAGGTGTATGTCGGTTCATCAAAAAACATGTTTTATCGATGTAAAACACATTTGAAAAAACTAAATGATAATAACCACCTAAACCCAAAATTGCAGAATTCATGGAATAAACACGGAAAAGATAAATTTAAAATATATGTTAAAGAAACGGTAAAATTCTCCAATGATAAAAAAATATTGAAAAAACGATTGATGAAATGTGAACAACATTATATTGATACTTTAGACTGTATAAAAAATGGTTATAACATTGTACCAACAGCGTTTTCTAATCTTGGATATCATCATACACAGGAAACAAAAGATAAAATATCAAAAGCAAACAAAGGCAGAACAATAACAGAAGAAACAAGAATAAATTTAAGATTATCACATTTAGGAAACAAACCTACAGAAGAAACAAGAAGAAAAATGTCTGTGTCACACAAAAACGCAAACCATAAAACTACAAAATATTATTATATAGCAAATAATGGCAAAGAAGAAATAAAGATTGATAGGGCATGTGGAAAATGGATAAAATCTTTAGGTTACAAAAATAATATGATTTTATCAAAATTTAAAAGGTCAAACAATAATATTATTCATTTTGGAGAATGGACAATGACTAGATACACTTTACAAAATAATCGGGATAAATAATAGTATATAAGATTAAGGAGAACAATATATGAGCAGCTCTATAGATATTTTTAAGACAAAATTTTCGTACGGTGCAAGAGCCAATTTATTCGAAGTAACAATAGTATTTCCCTTTGGTGGCGATACTGAAAAATTTAAGTTTACGTGTAAAGGTGCATCATTACCAGCATCAAGAACAATAGGTACAGAACAGATTAACTTTCAGGGTGATATGATAGTTATTGCAAAAGACAAAGATTCTGCTCCAGACCCGATAACATTGACGAATTATGTGGATGAAGATTTTGCCGTTACAAATGCATTTCAATTATGGCTAGAAACTATCCAACAAGATAATACAGGATTTAGAACTACTCCACAATTGTACAAGACTGACCAACTATTTGTTACACAGTGGGATCACTTGAAACAGCCTATTCGACAAGTACAATTTATAGGATCATTTCCGACTACTGTTGCAGAAAATACATTAGATTGGGGTGGTGGTGCAGTACACGAAAGTTCAATAACTTTAGCATACGATTACTGGAAATTAATTCCTGTTAGCGGATAATTTTAATGAAACTAAAAGAAGTTAATCTAGGATATAGTAAACCTAAAATTTTTCCTATAGATATTAGTGCAACAATTTATGATGATGGGTATCGTGA